TATCAACTATCGAATTTACATGATCAATAACTTCGCCTAGTGTAAAATCGGTAATAATTTCATTTAATGGATTGTTTTGTAAATTTAAAGGTATTTCATAGAATCCATTTGAATTTATAGGCTGGGCCGCATAGGCTTTAATAGTTAATATATCGTCGACAGAAATATCATTAAGTAATACAATCCTGTTGTATACAATGCCAGGAATAATATACCAGTCATATGGCGACACTCGAAGTCCGTTAACATACACCTTAACTACTAGATCTTGTAAATTATTAATATTATCAAAAATATCAATATCAAAATTATTTGTGTTATTAGAATTTTTATAAATTCTTACCGCGGCCTGTGTGTTCGGTGCCGTACATTGTTGCCACCCATTACGATACTCAACAATCTGTCCTTGTTTGTTATATACTGATAAAAAACCTAAATTAATATTTTTAGGTACAAGAGCGGCAAGTTCTTTATACTGAAATAAATCGGTAGCTAAATTAAAATTAAACACAATATCACCTATGTTGGCAATATTTTTGTAACTTAGTGGAATCCCCAGCGCCGTATCAATTTTTCCGGAACCTACTTTATAAGAAAATATCGGCGTTCCTAAAAACGTGCTGCCGGGATAAGCAGTAGGTGAAATATCACCAAACGATACATGGTTACTATCAACAACGTCAAACAACGGAGGTTGGTTTATATTAGATTTTTGTTGCGCTTTTACCCAGGTATTGCCGTTATACCAATACATGACCCCAAGATGTTTGTCGCCCTGTTTTATTAAAACTGTTTGATTAAAAGACGGGCTAGCCACTTCTTCTAAATGGATTTGTCTGGTGGTGGTTCCGCCTGTTACAACTCCGCCTGTGATATATTTTGCAGTTGTGGCGTTGGCATAGGTGACAGTATTACCTGTAATTGCTGTAATTTTAAAAGTGCCGTTATATCCAACAGGATTTATTCCAGCAACAACAATCGTTTCCCCTACACGACCAACACCGTTTGATAATTTTAGGGTAGCAGTTGTACCATTGCCGGATGCGCTGGTTACACTTACACTGCGCTGATCAGCAGTATCTAATAAATCAATAAATTTTACACGGTATATTTTTCCTGTAACAAATTGATCAGGATCTGCGGTAAACAATACTAGTTGATCTTGACTTAATTGGACTCCGTCTATATTGTAGCCGGCAGCGCCTTCGATTGTGGAAAACACATCGGTTGTAAATGTATCAATTAAATCAACATCAAGTGTCGCATAGGTTCCAAAATTAAATAATTTTAAATTAGATACAAATTCAATAATAGGACGTGTGGCTCGAACTGCTTGATCTAAGGATGGAAAATTTCCATTAAACTCTGAGCTTGCCGCGATAGTATCAGCATGGAACCAGCGATTATATCTTGACCACGGATTATGATCAGTGCTAGCACGATTAATAGTAATATAATCTAGTGCCTGTGCAAATCCACTAGCATCACTAAACGGATCAACATCATAATTTACAGAATCAAAGGGGAGTGTTTCAGTTGTGGTATAGGTACTAACTACTTCTAAAACATCTTTATTAATTAGTTGTATTGCAACGCCGACACCTTCAACATAATATTCGCCAGTCGCATAACTAGTAGGAGTTACATTTCCACCAAAACTAATTTTCATACCATTACTTAAAGACGTGCCGTTGGGTAAGGTGTATGCGGTCTTGCCGATTATATCAGTAGCAACATCGATATAACTATTTGCAGTTACATCTAAAATTTGAATTGCTCCGCCTAAATTAATATCTGTTTCACTTTGATAATAAATTAAAGATGGTGCGTTCAACGGAACTTCAAAGGTAATTGTACCGTCTTCAATCGCATATTTGTCAATTCCGTCGATAACATAACGATCAGATATCCCCGCTGTTCTTGCTAGTTTAAAACTAAAAGGATTTCCGGGACTGGTAATTTTAAAAGTATATGTTTGTCCTCTATATAATGTAATAACCGGATCAGGAGTTAGGCCGTCAGGGGTGAACAAATATGCATTATCTGCACCGGCTGATTCAATTACTACAGTATAAGAACTATTAATTCCAAGCTGTTGGCCAAAAATTTGAATAGTTTCCGGACCGTAAGGCAACCAATAGTAGTGCTGAAAGCTGGTAAATTTATCCCAGTCAATCTGTGGATCCCAACTGTAAAATTCTTGTTTGTTTAACCTAGCATGGTTACTAGTGTTGCCGCCGAATACACTTATTTGATTGACGTAATCAATATAGTCTTTAAAAAATGTATTATTGCCCAATGTATCATTTATAACAATACCAGGTTCAAGTTGGTAATTCTGTCGCTGTGTGGAGGCGGCCTCAAGAAAAATATCAGTGCCTTTCGTCGACTTAGAATATTCTCTACCTACAAAGCCGTTGATCTTAGTTACAGCCCCCGGCTTCACCAATTGATCTATTGTGGCTTGTAAGAATTTTTTGTTAGCATCAGTCCTAAAAAATGCCGGGAGCAAATTAGAGCCAACACTAGTATCGCCGTTGGGATTTGTTTTATCAACCATTTGTAGATCCGTAGTTAGAACTTGTTACGTTTTGAGAAATTACTTCCGGTAATGCACTTCCAGTTACTGTCTTTATATTAGAAGAAGTAATACTTCCAACAATACTAATATTGTCTACTGTTGCGCCATTAATGAATATTCTATTACTAGGGCATTTAATTTCAAATAAACTTCCAAAGTATAATCCAGTCTTGACCGGTACTATTACAAAACTAGTAATGTCCGGTGACAGTTGAGTAATAATATATGTTGACAGCTCTGAGAAATAGAAGGTGTCACCAAAGTTCCAATTAGTCAAACTAAAAAATTGATTCATTGCTGTTATAATTCTTGATTTTATATCGTTATCGGACACTACACTTGCTGTATTTTTTACAACATTAAATGTAGCTTGCACTTCTAGATCAGCAGTAGTCCCAAATAACAGTTTATAACTTACAGGATGGTACACTATCTCGTCTGATATGCTCTTAATAAGATTTAATTCTGCTGATACTAGGTTATATAATTCATCAGTGCTTGGCGGCAATGGTTGCGATACATTCGCTCCAGCAAGCCACTGTCGATATGCTGTGTCATACGATTTAGTTAATACATAAACATCCATTATATTGCTTGCGCCTGGATCTATACGACTATCGTAGTCTGCACTATGAGTGTATTGAAATTTCAAGTTATCGCGACCTACATAGACTTTATAATCTAAGCTCGGAACAAACAATAAAGGATCAGTGCTAGAATACTTAACTAGCGTATCAGTATCTATAAAATAAAAATATTGTCCGTCAATGCGTTCTGTAGCAGTTATCGCACTCTTAGTTGATTTTATTTTTACAACTTGAGAGGCATTACTAATATATTTGTAGTCGTCCTGGCCAGTTGCTATGGAATAACGTTGCTCAATAATAAATTTTGTTGAAGTATTTGTTTCAGGAGCAACTATATCTAAAAATAATTGCGGGTTATCAACTACACCATCACTATCAGAATCTTTAAAAGAAACTAAAATTTTCTTATTGTCGACATAGCCATCAAGTCCATTAAATTCACTGATGACATCCCATTTAAGATCACTAGTAAACGCAGATGTTGAATCAGGAAGAGTATTGATGCTAAGGATATTAACAGTGTCTCTAATAACTGCACTCATTGTCTTATCGTAAATTTTACTATTGCTATCAAAATAAAATTGTACTTGCTTCTCACTTTCAAAAATATAGCGTAGTAATCGAGTAGTAACAGTATAGTATTCGTTATCTGTTGTAAACAATAAAATCCAACTTGAATCTTGTTGCGTGTTGCTAGTGTTGCCTTGCTTATTTAAGGAAAAAGACGATGTAGAGTTTAGGTTTGATTCTAAAATAATTTGCCACGTCTGACTAGTAGCATCATAACGTAGTCCAAATGGTTTATTATCAAAGATAAGATCTATCATGGTTGTAATAACTGGCGAGCTTATGGTTAGACTTAATTTAGGAATTATCTGTGCTATAATTGCACCAGAAGGTATTGCGTGATTTAATACGATAGGGCCAAATCCTGTGCTTAAAGTACCAGTACCGTTAGCTGTACCGTCACCGGTCACACTTGCTACTTCTGCCCAAATATACCTTACGTACCCAGATAATGCTGTAGCTGAAGAAACTAGTTTATTATTGTTCTTAGTATCGAACCAAAAAGTTCCTGGAGCAACAAATTTGACTAGAGCGCCTGTAGTAAAATATTTTAAATCCGTTGCTGTGTACCCACCTACCTGATAAGGTTTAGTATCCGCAGATGCACCAACGTATCCGCTAGAAGTACTGGCGGTATCAGATGTAATTTTATACCAAGAGATATTAAGGCTAGAAGTTAAGAAACTAATAAAATTATTGTAATAAAAATTTCTTAAATTAGGCAACGCTATAATATTTGCAATAGTGTTATATATAATACCTTCTATGTCTATTTTAGATTTATATTGAAATCTTATAGTGTCAACATAATTGTCCTGGTACAACACTCCGTCATCTGCAAATAAATTTGTACTTGAATATTTTCCGGTTGGATCAACTAGGTCAAAATATCGACTTATTCCACTGCTAGCTCTATTAACACTTTTAACTTTTACGATTTGCTGTGATACTGATAACGGACTAATGTTGTAGTCCTCCCCGGTTATCATACGATTTTGCGTATAGTAAGTTTGTGGAGCATTGGCTTTTATAGACGCATTGGTTTCTGTCGAAGTTGCGTTACTAGCGGATGTGAATAGCCCTAAACTAATACTTAATGTTTCCGACGAGCCGGTTACAGAAGTATAAGGGATAGCGATTGATATATTCCGTATATCCCCAGGATTGACTATATAATTTAAACCATTACTGATACGATAGTAAGTTCTAAAACTACCTAAAGGCAAGTTACCAAATGTACCATCGCTAAATGCAAGGCTAACAGAATCGTTGGTTCTTGTTAGCACTTCATAGATATTTTTAATATTCTTATTAAGGCTATTATAGATAATGTTATTGCCCGTGACAGCAGGTACCTGCGTCCATAATGTAGATTCCACCCCATTTTGATCTAACTGGTATAACCAAACATCGTTGTTATTGATATTTTGTGCATCAATATCAATGGACAAATTACTGCTAGGTTGTGAAATTGTAAATGTACCTTGATTCAATGTACCTTGGGTAAAATTAAAAAAGAATCCGGTACCAGTACTGCCATTACCGTGTCCGTCGTCACGATACACACATGCTGGACTTAGTCCAATCTTTGGAGGTTCTTCATATATAAATGTTTCTCCGCTAAAAGTTGTACTGGTAATTTCAAAATTCATTACATTTCCAGCTACTGACTTAGTAAAACTGTACACCGGTACATTAGTATTATTGCCACTAAATCTATATTGTTCTGTAGGTATTCCATAGATAGTGGATTTTGCCGACGGTGATCCAAACTGCTGACTCGATGGGAAGGCTGCATTTAAAACTTTAATAAACTGATCAAACCAATTAGTATTACTAGAATCGTTCCAACTAATGACTTGTCCTGCAAGATTTCTACCATTACTATCTACAACAGCTTCTGTTGTTTGTACAGTAGTAAATTTAAGTAGTCCCTGAGCCGCTATATTTCTTTTGGCATTGTAACTAATTAGTCGTGCTAGACGTAGTACGCTATCTCTACGGCTAGCTAGTTCAAGAAAATTTTCACGGGCATTAAGATCAACGCGAAAGGCAATACTTTGTCCCAAGAAGGCCATTAGATCGATAAGAGCTAGATATTCGCTACTTTCAATATAATCATTAAAATCTTCAGGATAGTTCGTACGAATATAGTCAATCATGGTTCTACGTAGATTCTCAAAGTCGTAGCTTTGAAAATCCGCATTACGGAAGCTCTGATAGATCTTCTTCCAATCTTCTGATATTAGCAGGTTATTTTGTCTATCTGTTGAACTCATGGTCGATCCTAATAGTAATATTTATCGTTAGAAATTATGTGCGCTGTTTATTAACCGATCAAAAGTCCGTTTTGTTGATCAAATCTTAACTGTAATGTTTGTTGTATATTATAAGGTATGTATTTTAATGTATATTGTATTTGTATACCCTGCTCGTAGGCAGTAACAATAACATCGTTAGCCTGAACCCTGGGGTCGTAATTTACAATTTCGTTAACGTTTTGCAAAATTAGATCCTTAATCTGTTCTGTTAATGGTTCAAATAGCAAATCCCATATGATCGTACCGAACTGAGGATTCATTAATCGCTCACCCTGGCGTGTGTAAAAGTGGTTGAGTAGATCTTGTTTTATAAGTTCAAAATCGTACAGCATGAAATTTTCAGTGGTGGTATTAACCGTGCTGAATCCTTTATACATTTTTGACAGTACAGTTTGCAATCTTTGATTTTTAGGAATTGTTATTTTATTGTATAATACAGGGGTTCCGCTCATGGTGTTGGTTTTCCTTTAGAAACTTTAGCAAACGTATCAGTAGCCGTCGAAGGTGTAGCGTATGCTTTTGGTGCTGATATATCTTTCTTTACATCTCGATCAGTCTTATCTGTAGTGAATTTAGTAGGATCTAAATTTTCATGGCCTGACCAGGGTTCGTGACCTGGTATGCGTTGCATGATGCTGGTCTTTCCACCCAGATTAGCATGTGTACCTAATGCTGTTGGAGTTTTAGCTGGAGATGCTGTTGCTGCCGCTGGGCCGTTAAGATCAATTCTTGATCCAGTGACTTTAATACCAGTACCGCTGAGAATGTCAGTGCTAGAACCAGCTGTGAATTTATTTGCGCCGCCAGTTTTTAAATTAAAATCTGCTGATACAGTTAGTTTAGTAGTGCCGCTAATAGTGATATCTCCTGTACCTGCGACTTTAATTTTTTGATTGCTGCCAACAATAACAGAATGATCACCTCCGACTTCTAGTTGATGTTTGCCGGCAGCTTTAACGTTAAAATTTCTGCCGGCTTCAAAATTAATGTCTCGATTAGCGTATAGATTAAGATCATTTTCAGTATGGATGCTGATACTGTCAGCGGCGTAGATATCAATTTTTCCATTGCTGGTCAATTCAACCCAGGCGGTTCCTCGTGCATTGCCAATGTAAATTAAATCTTCACTATTGTGTAACAGTATCTGGTGGCCTGTTCGAGTGCGAATTCGTACCAGTTCATTATGAGGAATAGTTACATCACCACCGGTACCACTATCCTCGACATTAACATATTCTATCGCAGTAGTACCTGCAGGGCCAGTACGTAAAAAAGAATCATCACCGTCGTCCATAACAAACGTTGTACCACCTAACCGACTTACGGGATAGTCTGGAATTTCATGTTCTTTTTTGCCAACTGCTCCCCTTGGATGATTTAAAGTTCTGTCTAGCGGACCGGGTGTGCTGATTCCAAACACCATCGACGGACTTTCTCTGCGAGCACTGCTAGTTGTAATTCCTCTAATATCGTCTTTGATCAGTCCCTGTCCTGCAAGTGCTGATGTAAAATAAGTATGTGTCGGTTTGGGTAATTTTTCAGGGTCTGTTATTGTTTTAGTGTCATTTATAACTTTATTATATTCTGCCACTGGCAACGCAGTTCCGGGACTATAGGTAGCATCATCTAAATCAGATACTGTCCTAAATGCCGCTAGCCCTGGTGTCATAAAATTCATGTTATCATCCATGACACAACCTATCCAGAACAATCCTTTTGCA